TGGCTCTGCTCTCCATTAGTCCAAACAAAGCTGAAGTTTCCCAAGGTATTTTCTCCCTCAAAATGCGCATTGCAGTCAGCTTTATAAACCATAGGGTAGCGATCTTTTATTTGCTTTGCTATTCCACCGCCCATAATATTTTGGGTATTGCAAGAGTGAGCAATGAAACCTATGTCGTTAGGAAAGTCAAGAAGATTGCCGTCTATTAATTCTATATTGTCAGTCGCTATCATTTCAACACTATAATATAGTTGTTGTTATTTGTCAAGGATTATTTTAAATAGCCCCCGCCATTTGTTGGCGCAAAAGCCTAATGCCTTTGTCTTTACCTTTGACTTCGCATTCCCACTTAGCTTCATTATTTGGCTCAATGGCAATAGTGGGTGGAACATTACCAAGAGAAAAATACTCGGCATGAGAACGAGGTTTTTCGGGCTTACCTTCTGACCAATGAAAGACAGGGGCAAGGAAATTATTATCGCCTTCTTCTTGGTTGACCCATGTGTAAGCGCAACGCTCTGCTTGAAATGCAACATTGCGATCTTCTGATGGATTGCAAAAATCATGCAAATTGTCATAGCAGACAGGGATATTAGCGCTAAATGTCTCAAATAAGTAGTCGCTAAATTTTAGACAATTGTCTACATTAAAAAAGCCTTTGTCTTCGTTCTCGATAGTCAATCTCTTGTAAACACCTTTGTCGCACATAGCAAGATTGCGAAAAAATCTAGTCGCAACTAATTCTAAATTCTCATCTTCTTTTGGGGTGTAATTAATATGAATATTCATTGGCGCAGTATGATCTTGGGGTAAGCCAATTTTGTCAAAAATGCTTGCTTGAAAATTTAGCTCATTAACGCTTTTATTTACTGCATCTTTATTTAGAGACGCTAATACATTAAACTGATCGGGGTGAGAACCCATACTGATTCCTAAAGTTTTGGCAATGATACCAATAAACCTTAATTCAGTATCAAGTGTTTTATAGTTTGGTAAATCTGTATAAGCCAATTCCAAAGTTTGATCTGTAAGGAGAGGGAACAAACTGCTTGATAACCTATAATGACGGATGTCACTACTATGACAATGACGCAAAATGTATTGAGTAACATACAAATTGTGCGCAATTCTTTCAGATAACTCTTTGACCGCTTCATCTCTGCCATCTCTTACACATAATTCGTTAAATCTCTTACGAGTCATTGTGCGAAAGGAATATTTCTTTTTATCTATTCCTTTTAGCTCTTCTGAAATGCAAGTTAACCCTAGTATTGTGCTTGTTTTTGTCATATACCAATACTTTAACTGAATTATTGATACCTGTCAAGTCTTTTTGTGTATTCTTTAATATGGATGTATCAGAAATAATGTTTGTAGCGCTTGGTTTCATGGTTTCAGTTGTGGCTTTTTTCTTAAAGAAAGAATCTAATAAGGTGGAGAAATTAAACGAAAAGTTGAGATCGGTGGAAATACTTTTGGCTAAGAATGGCGCTCAAGATACAGAGCGTTGGAATCAAACCAAAAAACTATTAGAAGATAGAAGACAAGACATAATGAAAATATATGGAGACATAAAGAGATAGTAATGGACTTTTATCAAATTTGGGAATTTTTTATTTTTTTATCAATAATGTCGTCTTTTGCTATTATATTTTATCCGCATAATGATTGACAAGGAATTGGAGTATAATTTATACATTTTAATATCTTTAACGCTCTTTTTTGTCGAAAGAGATGTTGTGTTGGATGTTATGTTTGCGATGATAAGTTTTTGCTTGTCGTTTTCTTGATTAGAGCATTTTTTTTACTCATCTTGTATTATTTGCTCCCATCTGTTGTCGTAATTAAGCCTAAATGTTCCTTGGAATCCTTCATATCCACCTATCTTCTCGTGTGGAGCAAACAAAGTCAAGTAAAAAGTAAAGTTCTGTTTTTCGTATAGATAATAATCTTTACCCATCACAGGCTTGAACCGCATCTCGGCATTGAATATTATTTCGTTCCATTTGAATTCGTTGGATAATTCTTCTGCTTCGGATTTTATTTTATCAAAACGCTCTTTAAAGTACTTGTTTGCCGAATGAACCGAACCACTCTTCCATGCGCCCAAATTATTTGGCTTGATAACAGGGGCGCTGAGATCACTAGCGTAAGGCAACGAGTGTGGATTGGCAACTACATTGTCGGGGACTTTTTTTTCAATCATTATCGCTTGTTTTAAAAGGGTAGATCCAACCTTCTCCGCTATGTATTTTGGCGGTATTATTTGGCGCTTGGCTTTTTATATTTAAGGACTTGGCTAATTGTTTTATTTGCGTGTTGCTTAATTGTGATCGCTTGCCATCAACCCAAACAGAGAATGGTATCTCCCCATTCATGTCAAAGGGGTGAGGTATGCGATTGATTTGAATTTCAGAAATTGCACCAAGGGATGGAGTAAAGTTTGGCGCAGAGCTTGGAGGTTTAATGTTGGGGGGAGGAGGAGGAGTCCAAGTTTTATTTTGACAACTGCAAGACAAAATAATAAAAAACGCACATAAACTATTCTGTATTTTCTTCATCTATGTTTTGCTCTACGAAATCTCTTGCTTTTTTAAACGCTTCGGGGTGATACTTCTTGACCCAATCAAGTACCCACTCATTCACATGAGATTCAATGACATCTTGTCTTGAGAAATCTATTTTATATTTGTTGATTCCGCGCTCATAAGCAACGCTTTCGGTTATTTGTTCGTGCGTTGTCATCTTATACTTCTGATTTTATGTATCTTTTTGATTGCCTGTTGATCAATAAAGCGCGATTCAATTTATGCGCTTCGTTCTTTGTCATTGTGATTGGCTTTGGACTTAATCTTTCGTGTCCATGAGGGCGATTCCAATCTACTAATACATATTTACTTTCTATTGAATTATCTATTTCCATAATAGAAGTATCATAATAGAAATCACAACCAATGTCAACCCCCATTTTTGTTTTTTTATTTTTTCCATAAATTAGTTATCATGTCCCAAGCGAATAAGACCGCAATAAATACCGCCAAGTAAAACATCGGCTCACTAGGATCAATGATCATAAACAAAACCTTTCTCCATAACCGAAGTCTTTTTTGTACATATTTTTCATGAATTTTTCTTTTGTTTTAACCCAATAGATTGTTAATTTCGGCTCTTTAAAGTGACAGAGTGATACATGGCTTGCATCTTTTATTTCGTTTAAGGAATTTAATTTTAAAATAGGGGGAGCGTATTTAGTTGTCTTTACTGAAATGCGCATTTTTCCATCAACACCGATAACGATGTCGGCACTATGCTTGTCGCCTTTTGGTTTGGGCATGACATCAAAATAACCATTTAATTCTCTAGCAACCGCAAATTCGCCTACAATCCCCATGTAATGCCCTTCAAAGCTCTTGTCATAGTCTGNCCCGCCATTGCGCCCCGAACACATTAAAGACTTCGTTTTAAGGTGTGTCTTGCCCTCGCAACGCCAAGAGGCGAGTTCTTGTAGGGCTTTGATTTCTGAATTGTTTAATATTATTTCCTTCATTAATCAATAAAGTGTAACATATATACAGAATTATGTCAAATAAAATATACCCAAATACTGCGCCTTTTGCGCATGAAAGAAATACAAATGTAAATTTCAATTATGTTTGGGATGAGACAACTTCGCATTGGATTCCGCAAGCGCAATCCACGATCACTTTAGATTACATTTTAAACAACGCAAAATCCACAATACATAAATTTGGAAGCAATCCAAATATTGGGCAAAATGTTTCATTAACAGCGCCAGAAACCATATGGGATGGATCAAACGAATATGAATTTCCTGACGATGCAGGACAAAGTATTCGCATGGTTTCTAGCGACAATACAGACAACCAAGATATAGTCATAGAAGGTTTAGATGAAAACTTTGAAGTTCAAATTTGGCAAGGCGCTCTAAATGGAATAACTGAAGTCGCTATACCTTATACATGGACAAGGGTATATCGAGCTTTTAATAACGGGTCAAGTGATTTAGTTGGAGACTTAAGCATATATAAAAGCGGAGACACTTCCAAAGAGTATGCTAAAATTTTAGACGGAAACAATCAAACATTAATGTCGGTTTACACCATTCCATCTGATTGCAAAGGCTATTTAATAAAATACCAATGTACTTCATACAATCCTCAAAGTGCATCAGAAATAGGTTATACTCTTCATATGTCCATAAGGCAATTTGGCAAAGTATTTAGAACTCAATCAATAACATCTGTTGGAACTTCTCATGCGATAACTCAACAATTTCCTTTCCCACTAGAGATACCGCCTAAATCAGATATTTTGTTTAATGTAGTTAGTGCAAACGGAAATAATGGCGCAATTAATGTGGATTTTGATATAGCTTTATTGCCTGTTTAATCTATTTTTATCTCCTTTAATAATTTAATGTATTTTTCTACATCTTTTATTTCTTCAAATATTTTTCTCCAATTGTTTTTGTTTTCTTTGTTTACTGATTGAAGAAGTTCTACTGATAGTTCGTTTAATTCTTCGGCACATTTTAAGAAGATGCGCTTTTGATCTACATTTAATTTCATATGTGAGATACCCCTATCTTACTGATGGTGTCCAAGGCATGACGAATCTTTAATGTATAATCAAATAACTCTAATACTTTCTTGCAGTATTCTTTCTCTTCACCCTTGGCATTATAATACCTAGTGTAAATCTCATGTCTTAGTTTGTTTAACTCTTCAACACTCATAAGTGTGCGCAGACTTTTTGACCATGCGAGGTGATCTTTCGCTTGCCATCGATCTCAATTAAGTTTTTATTTAAAAGGTACAATTCGTGATCTCTTTGTAGTGCGGTTTTACTTAAACCAAGTTTTGCTGATAAGCCTGTTAAAGTGGTGCAACCGCATTGTTGTAGTGTTTGTAAAATTTGTTTCTCTGTATTACTAAGCCCGAAAGGTAATATGCCTACACTATCGCACAAATCTTTGAAGTTGTCAAGTGTGAAGTGATTGTTTTCATTAGCCCCGCAATATAAAATAATTTCTTTTGAGCGTTTTACCGCGCTACGAGCATTGCTTCTGATGGTAGTGGCAATCTCCGTTAAGCAGTCATCGTCAATGTAAATATCGGGCGTACAAAGTTTAATTATTGCTGATAATTCTTTTTCGGTATAAGGTTCAAAGTCAACATTGGTTAGTCTATCCTTCAATGGCGCAAAAATCTTATCGGTTTCAGTTGTCGCAAAGATGAATGTTTGTTTCCTGAAATTAAACTCAAAGTCCATTTCATTCCAATTGAAAACCTTCCTAGAATTAGCCTCGGTATTAAAGATAGTGAGAAATGCCATCGTCAAATCCAAGGGTAGCGCGTGACATTCATCAAACAATATAGTTATTTCATTATCTGCGATAACAGGTAAAAATATTTGCTCAAAGAAACCTTCTACATTTTTTATAGTGGAGCAATTAAGCTCAAGGAATGCGCGCTCGCTACCATTCCGATTACTTAGGTTTTTAGCGAACGCTTTTGCAAACTCTGTTTTTCCTAGACCCTTAGCCCCCGCCATCAGCAAGAATGGAGATTGGGAGGTTTTGTGAAAAGCATCAAGGTAGAAAGAAAGTTTCTTCTTTACTGAATCTTGACCAACTAGGTCGGGGAAGTATTTTTGTGAATTATTCATATGATATAAGAGTAATGTATGCAGGTAAAAATGTCAAGGATTATAAATAAGTTAATGTATATTCTATTTTTGGCGTAGATTCTTCTTCTGTCTTCGCTTTAGCTTTAGGCTTGATAGTAGAAGTTTTCTTTATCGAATTGTCTTTATAGCAAGACTTGCATTGCGATCTTTTGCCGAGAAGTCTTCTTTTGTCGTTATTGAAGTTTTCTAGGGGTAAATGTTTATTGCATTTGGTGCATTCTTTATGCACATCAATCGTTGACTTGATTGAGTCTAGCCAATCTTTGCTGACTGATATTACGGCTTTATTGCCAACATAGCAACCTAGTTCTTCGTAAGTTATTTCGGAATAATTTGATTTAGATTCTTGTTTCATTATCAATAAAAATAATACAAGACTAATGATTTGTCAAACAAAAAAACAAAGGGGGCTTTTGCCCCCTTTGTTAAGCGATACGATAATGTTATCAAGAATTAAATATCTAGCTCTTTTTGGATTTTTTTCTTAGCGTTGTTCTTTGATCCTTCGTCTAGAATGCATTTAAGTGGATCTTCTTCTTCAAAATAGCCAAAGCTTACATAGGCTTTTTTGTGCTTATTTGCTTTGTTACAAGTTAAAGTTTTAAAAGTCTTATTTTTTGTATTTACTTTTCGAAGAAAATTATCCACAAAGCCAAGCATGAAGCCATAATGAATAGGCTTTGAGCTTCCGCTATAAGAGCCTCCTACCTTCTTGTGTTTTTGTTGAGTTTGGAGGTATTTCCTGCAAACGCTAACAGAAGAAAATTCATCAGTATCAAAATTTGTGTCAATTCCTTCTG